ATCATATCAAAGAGTCATTAAACAACTAACAGATTTATTGCCAGAAGGAAGTAATAAAAAAGAAATTAAGAAGTATTCGGCAAGTGATTTAATATGATTTCCCATAAGTATGTAAGTGAATATATAGAATTATATGAAACGGGAACAGTAGTATTAAATAAGGAACGTATCATGCTTATTAATTACTTAAAGCAAGATATATTAACCCGTAATGATTTGCATTTTGATGTGGACTTAATTCATAAATGTGTAACTTTCATAGAAAAGTGGCATTTTAAATTAAATTTCTTTCAAAAATTTTTAATAGCATTTGTGTTTTTGTTTGATGAATATAAGGATATTTATTTTGATCAGCATTTTTGGATGATGGCAAGGGGTGCTGGTAAAAACGGATTGATTAGTGCGTTGACACACTTCTTTATTAGCGAATTGCACGGTATTGAGCATTATAATGTATCTGTAGTCGCTAATACAGAAAGACAGGCTAAAACTTCTTTTATAGATGTTTATGAAAAGAATAAAAAGCATGAAATATTAGACGGGCTATTTGTATCAACCAAACAATTGATAACGAATAAAGCGACTCGTTCGACTTTTGAATTTCATACATCAAATGCAGGAAGTAAAGACTCATTAAGAGATGGATGTGTTATTTATGATGAGATACACAGATATGAAAATAGCGATGTTGTAGAAGTATTCTCTAGTGGTTTAGGTAAAGTTCCTAACTCTAGGGAATTTTTTATTACCACAGATGGGTTTGTCCGTGAAGGTTACCTTGACAAGATGAAAGAGCGAGCAATGAACATCTTGAAAGGAAAAGAAAAAGAAGATAGGTTGTTTCCTTTTATTTGTAAGCTTGATAACGCTGAAGAAGTAGACAATCCAGATATGTGGGAAAAAGCAAATCCAATGTTTAGTAAACCTATGAGTCAATATGCTAGAGGGTTGTTCAAAAAGGTTATGCGTCAATATAAAAACCTTGAGAATGATCCATCTAACAGAGAAAACTTCATGACTAAAAGAATGAATTTACCAGAAGTGGATTTAACAAAGTCTGTTGCTCCGTGGGAAGAAATAATGCGTACAGGTTTTGAAGAAGATGGAGAAACGCTTAGAGAAGTACCAGATTTAAGACACAAAACAGCCGTGGGTGGCCTCGATTTCGCCAGCATCAAAGACTTTGCATCAGTCGGGCTATTGTTTAAACATGGTGAGGATTATATTTGGAAATCACATTCTTTTGTAAGAAAAGGATTTTTGGACAAAGTGAAATTAAAAGTACCTATTAAAGAATGGGAAGAACAAGGTTTACTTACTATTCTAGATGAACCTGTTATTAATATTTCTCACATTGTAGATTGGTTTGTGAAAATGCGTGAGTTATATGGAGTTAATACGATTGTAGCCGATACCTTCCGTCTTGATCTTGTTAAAACGGCGCTTGAAGCTGAAGGATTCACATTGTTATACATTCGTAATCCAAAAGCTATTCATTCTTTATTAGCTCCAAGGGTCGAAACGTTATTTGCAAACAATCGTATTATTTTTGGAGATAATCCATTAATGCGTTGGTACACCAACAACGTTTACGTCCACATCAAAAAAGACGGCAACAAAGAATACTTGAAAAAAGATGAATTTAAGCGCAAAACAGATGGGTTCCAAGCTTTTATTCATGCACTATGGCAAGCGGATAACATTCTCGTGGATGAATTCGACTTTATGCTAGATGGTATTAAATTCTAATAAAGGGGGTGATAATCATTGGATGGCTAGATTCAGTATTTAAAAGAAATAGTGAAGTAGGCTTTATGTTCGATATAGAAATGTTTATAGAAAAAACGAATCGAATCCACATGAAACGACTTGCTATTGATACTTGTATTTCTTTTTTAGGTCGAACAATCAGCCAGTCAGAATTTAGAGTGAAAAACGGTGAAGAATTTGAAAAGAATGAGCTTTACTACCGATTAAATGTTAGACCTAATAAGAATATGACCGCAAGTACCTTTTGGGAAAGGTTCATTTACAAACTTATTTATGATAATGAAGCTCTAATTATACAAGCTGATGATGGTGATTTACTTATTGCTGATGACTTTGAACATAATGAATACGCTGTGTTTGAAGATACCTTTACGAATGTCACAGTAAAAGATTATCAGTTTAAGAGAAGCTTTAAACAAAGTGAAGTCATTCATTTAAGATATCGGAATGACAAATTATCACCTCTTATTGATGGATTGTTTACTGATTATGGTGATTTATTCGGTAGGATATTAAGTTCTCAAAAACGTAAAAATCAGATTCGGGCCACAGTTGATATGGACATGCTCGCAGCAAAGAGTAAAGAACATCAGGCAAAACTTCAAAACTTCATTAATGACATGTATAAGGCGGTTGGAGAAAATGACATTGCCATCATTCCGCAACAACCAGGTTTTAAGTATGCTGAAACCTCAGCTGGGGGAAATTCTGGTCAGAGTGTGGAGGAAATCAATAAAGTAACGAATGGCTTTTTAAATCAAGTAGCAATGGCTTTTGGTATTCCGACTGCTTTGTTATATGGGGAAATGGCTGATGTAGAAAAGCAAACGAAAAATTATATGCTTTTCACAGTGAAACCATTATTAAAAAAGATTTCAGATGAAGCAAATGTTAAATTTTTTGAACAAGAAGAGTACCTTTCAGGCCAAAAGATTGAAATTAAGGCCGTTTCTTATCAAAGTATATTTGACCTTGCGACAAGTATCGATAAACTCATTTCTTCAAGTGCATTTACAGGGAATGAAATTCGATTAGAAGTAGGATATGAAGTTTCTGATGATCCTAACTTAAACACACATCATATTACGAAAAACTATACAAGATTAACTCAATCTGAAGGAGGTGAGAATACAAATGACGGTGAAAATTGACGTTAAAGGGCCAATTATTTCTAATGATGAAGCTTGGATTTATGATTGGTTTGAAATGGATGCTACAAGCCCAGGTAAGATTTCAAAAGAACTTGAAAATGCAGGTGGCGAGGATTTAATTGTATCAATTAATAGTCCTGGTGGTTATGTACACGAAGGATCAGAAATTTATACAGCATTAAAAAATTATCCTGGTCACGTGGAAGTTCAAATTGTTGGATTAGCGGCAAGTGCAGCTTCTGTTATTGCAATGGCTGCTGATAAAGTTCGAATCTCTCCAACTGCACAAATCATGATTCATAACGCTTCAATGTGGAATGGTGGGGATCATCGCGATATGTCAAAAGCTGCTGAAATGTTAAAAACAACAGATCGAGCAATTGTAAATGCCTATGTCATTAAAAGTGGTAAATCAGAAGAAGAACTACTTAATATGATGGCTGAAGAAACTTGGATGGGCCCACAACAAGCACTAGAAAATAATTTTGTGGATGAAATCATGTTTATGGACAATCCAGTTAAAATGACAGCTTCAACTGCTACTGCTACCATGCTTCCGCAGAAAGTAATCGATGGTTTTAGAAATGGAACAATGAACAAGGGCCAAGGGATTACAAAAGAAGATTTAAACGCTGCATTATCAGGATTAAAAAATGAAATCCTGAATGATTTACAAAATAACATAGAAGAACAACCAAAGGAGCCAAAACCTAAAACTGTAAAAAACAGTGGGATTAAAGGGCTCCTTTTAAAATTATAAAAAACGGGGGAAACACATAATGACGATTAAATTTAATAAATCTGAAGCATTTACTAAGGCGAAAGCGAAATTAACGGACACTTTAACTAATGCAGAAAGTACAGAACAAGAACAAACGTCAGCGTTTGAAGGTTTCTTTGATGCACTACAAACAGATGTAGCAAATACAGTTCGTGAACAAGTAAATAACGATATGCTTGATCGTTCAATTTTACAGCAACGTGGTCAAAATGTTTTAACTTCAGCAGAAACAAAATTCTTCAATGCAGTTGTTAAAGAAGGTGGATTTACAGACGGCTCAATCCTTCCTGTAACGACTCAAGAACGTGTATTTGAAGATTTAGTTACAGAACATCCCTTATTAGCTGAAATTGGCTTGCAAGATTTAGGAGCAGTTACGAAGTTTATTTATTCTGATGCAACGAAGGCTTATGTATGGGGCGAATTATTCGGTGAAATTCGTGGGCAAATTGATGCCATCTTCAAGCAAGAAAAAATTGGCCAACTTAAATTAACTGCATTTGCAGCAATTCCGAATGATATGAAAGAACTTGGACCAGAATGGATTGAACGTTATGTTCGAACTGTTTTAGTTGAAACATACTCCGTCGGCCTAGAATTTGGCTTTATTAATGGTGGTGGATCTGTAGCACACCAACCAGTTGGTTTAATGAAAGATGTTAATCCAGAAACAGGCGCTGTTACTGATAAAAAATCTTCTGGTAAATTAACATTTGCTCCGTCTGATAAAGGGGAAATTGTAGCAGGTGAACTTTATGAAGTAGTAAAAGCTTTATCTGTTGATGCAAAAGGGAAATCTAGAAAAGTATTAAATAAAATTGTAATGGTAGTAAACCCGATTGATGCGATTGGCGTACAAGCACGTAATACAATCCAGACATCAACAGGTCAATGGGTAATGGCATTGCCTTATAACATTAAACCTGTCGAGTGTGAGGAAGTCCCTGTTGGTAAAGCGGTATTCTTTGTAAAAGGCCAATATATCGCTGCAATTGCAGGAGGATATAAATTAAAAGAATTTGATCAAACGTTAGCTTTTGAAGATGCTACGCTTTATACAATCAAACAGTTTGCTAATGGTAAACCAAAAGATAATAAAGCAGCTCTTGTATATGACTTGAACATTTCTTTCACACCACCTACAACTCCAGAAACTAAATAAGGAATGATGTGAATGGATAAGGTAATTTCGAATGGAATATTACAGGAATTTAAAGATAGGATGCACTTGGGTGATGATGAAGATGATAACCTAAAGCGCATCCTTTCTACGTCTAACAAGGCGTTACTTAGGATTTGCGGGAGTTATGATTTAAATAATGACGAGGAGTTCAAAGAATTAGTCTTTGAACGCTCTCGTTATGTTTATAACGATGCATTAGAGTATTTTGATAAGAATTTTTTGAATCAGATTAATAGTTTAGGCATCGATAAAGCATTAGAAGAAATTAAGTTGGACGGTGATTGATATGCGTCCTTTTCAGTACAAGAAACCACTGAATACAGGTGATTGTAGAAATCGAATTATTATTGAACAACCTGAAGTAATAAAAGATGAATTGAATCAAGAAATTGAAACAGAGTGGCAAGAAGTTAAAAGAGCATGGGCAATGATAAAAACGGTAAAAGGTTCGGAGTACATTGAAGCTTCGGCTTCAAAGTCCACACGAATTTATCGTTTTGTAATTCCTTATACAACAGGTATTACAGAATTAATGCGGATTAAAATGAAGAATCGTATCTTTGATATTATCGAACCGCCAATGAATGATGATGAAATGTATCAAACATTGACTGTTATCGCAAAGGAGCATGTTTAGTATGAACGATTTTGCGAGCGATCTTGCTAGAGAATTACAAAGGTATGCAAATGTTGTAGAAGAAGAATTGCTAATAGCACAAGAAGAAGTAGCCGATCTTGCTGTAAGTAAATTAAGACAAAGTGGTCCTAAAAAAACAGGTGCTTATCGTAAAGGGTGGCGTAAGAAAAAAGAAGGTAATAGTGTTGTCGTCCACAATACAAAGGGACAACTAACGCATCTGTTGGAAAATGGTCATGCAAAGGCTGGTGGTGGACGTGTTCCGGCTCAAGTACATATTCGTCCAGTTGAAGAGTATGTAATTAATGAATTACCAAGACAGATTGAAAGGGCGCTTGAATAATGACATTAGGTGAATTAACAAAAATCCTTGAAGCTACGGGTTATCCTGTGGCTTATTCGCATTTCATAGCAACGCCAGGTAAGCCAGTGCCAGCGCCACCTTATATTTGTATCCTTGTGGATGGATCAGCGAATTTAATGGCTGATAACAAGGTTTATCACAAGATAGACGATGCAAATATTGAGCTTTACACAACTAAAAAAGATTTAGTCGCAGAAGCAAAACTTGAAAAAGTCCTAGACGATCATGAGATTCCTTATGACTCGTATGGGACTTTTATTGAATCTGAAAAAATGTATCAAAAAATATATGAAACGAGGTTGATATAAATGACTAAAGAAAATAAAGTCGCATTTGGTTTAAAGAACGTTTATTACGCACTTTATGATGTGACAGGTGGTGTCGTTACATTTAAAACACCAATCCCAATTCCAGGAGCGGTTGAATTAACGTTTGATCCACGCGGAGATTTAATTGAGTTCTACGCAGATGACATGCTTTACTATGCAGCAAGTAATAACCAAGGTTATGATGGAACGCTATCCATTGCGACTGTTCCAGAACAATTTGCTATTGATGCGTTAGGGGAACAGTTAGATGAAACAGATGGGGTATTAAATGAGTTAGCTGATGCGAAAGGTAATCCATTCGCCTTATTGTTTGAGTTTGATGGTGATGTAAATGCAACTCGACACGTTATGTACAATAATTCAGCAAGCCGACCAACTATTGCATCTAAAACCAAAACAAATTCAGCGGAGCCAAATACAAATGAGCTTAAATTTGTATCAAGTCCTATTGATATTAATGGAAAACGTATGGTTAAAACAAAAACAACTTCTAAAACAACTCAAGCCCTTTACGATAACTGGTACAAAGAAGTGTACGTAAAGAAAACAGCAGCATCAAAAGGAGCGTAAATAAATGGAAAAGACAATTACAATAGACGGTAAACAGGTTCGATTAAAAAGTACAGCGGCAACTGTAAAACGATACAAAGCACAATTTAGACGTGATTTATTTGCAGATATGTTCAAATTAGGGGTTATTGCTCCTTCAAATCCTCAAGCTGGCGCTACTATTGATTTATCAAATGCGGATTTAAGTAAAGTAGATTTTGAGGTTGTTTATGATCTAGTTTGGTTATATGCGAAAGCAGCAAATCCAGAAATCGCTGATCCAATTACATGGTTAGATGGTTTTGATGAGTTCCCTATCTCTGAGATTCTTCCAGAAATTATGGACATGATTCAAAGTACGATGGGTGCAAAAAAAAAATAAAGAAAAGTAATGGAGAGCAAGGGACTTTCAGTGATGAAGAATTAACCACTGATACGTTCCTTGCTCTTTGTTATAAGGCGAAATTAACGCATTGGGATTTAGAAGTTATGACAATTGGTGATTGTTTTGATTACATTGCTGAATTTGCTGAAATGGAGAACCCAGATAAAGACAAAATTCGTAAAGCGAACCAAAAAGACTTCGATGCATTCTAAGAAAGGGGTGAGATGATGGCAGGAGGAAGAATTAAAGGGATTACAATTGAAATCGGGGGGAATACTCAACCGTTACAAAATGCCTTGAAAGATGTAAATAAACAAAGTGATTCTTTGGCTAAAGAGTTAAAAGATGTTGAGCGTTTATTGAAATTTGATCCAGGTAACGTTGAAGCACTTGCTCAAAAACAACAATTACTCACACAACAAATAGAAAATACAACACAGAAATTAGATAAATTAAAGGCAGCGGAACAACAAGTACAAGCCCAATTTCAAAACGGTAAAATTTCTGAAGAACAATATCGTGCTTTTAGGCGTGAGATTGAATTTACAGAAGGGTCTCTTAATGGTCTGAAAAATAAGCTTGGAAATATGAAGGCTGAACAAGATAATGTAGCGAGTTCCACAAGGCAATTAGAAACATTGTTTAGCGCAACTGGGAAAAGTGTTGATGATTTTGCAGGAGCATTAGGGAATCGTCTTGTGAATGCGATTAAAAGCGGCACAGCAACAAGTAGACAATTAGACCAAGCGATTGGTCTTATTGGTCGTGAGGCGTTAGGAGCGGAAGGTGACATTGAAAAATTACAGCGAGCGCTACGATCTGTGGATTCTGGTAATTCTATTCAACAAGTACGAAATGAATTAAGGGACTTACAGCAAGAAGCTGGTAGAACAGAGAAGAAATTTGAGGGGTTAAAAATAGGATTAGAAAATGTCATCGGTGGAATTGCAGCCGGTGGCGGAATTGCAGCCGCTATTGAAAAATCGATGGATATGTCAAAGCTACAAACAAAGATTGATATCACCTTTGATGTACCAGAATCATCGAAAAAATCAGTTGAAGAAGCTATTAGAGGTGTTAGTACTTATGGTATTGACGCTGAAGAAGCATTAGAAGGTGTTCGCAGACAATGGGCATTAAATAAGGATGCTTCTGATGAAACAAATGCCGCTGTGGTTAAAGGGGCAGCAACTATTGCAGCATCCTACGCTGGAATTGATTTTAATGAACTTATACAAGAAACCAATGAGATTGGCGCAACGTTAGGTATTACTAATGAGGAAGCATTAGGGTTAGTTAATACGCTATTAAAAACTGGCTTTCCACCGGAGCAATTAGATATTATTGCTGAATATGGGGATCAAATGGTTCAAGCTGGTTTTTCAGCTAAAGAAGTACAAGGAATTATGGCAGCTGGGGTTGATACTAAAAGTTGGAACATCGATAACCTTTTGGATAAAAAATTGTCCCTGTGAGTGGTGACATTCATAGAAAACTCCTTTAATTCAGTGAAACTCTCAAATGAGACAATACTGAGCGAAGCCTTTAACAAAGGAACGTGCAACGACTAGCTGAAAAGCGTAGGGTGTAAGCTAATGACATCCGAAATGGGGAGCATCTTATATAAAAGATGATGATATAGTCTGGTCTGTATAGTGATATACAGAAGTTCATAAGAGAACTGGCAGGATGTTGCGAATCCTGTTGAACTTATCGGGGGTTAAAGAAGGTCGTATTAAGATGGCTGAGTTTGGCGCTGGTGTGAACAAAGCCACAGAAGAGATTTTGAATAAAACAAAAATCTCTACAGAACAGTTCGAGAAATGGGGACAAGCTATTGCTGGCGGTGGTGAAAATGGACAAAAGGCGATGCTTGAAGCAACTAAGGCTTTAGCTGGTGTTGAAAATGCTACAGATAGAACCGCACTTGGGACGACAATGTTCGGTACCCTTTGGGAAGACCAAGGAAAGAAAATCATCGATACCATTTTGAAAGCAGAAGGCAAACAAGTTGATTTAAAAAAAGGAGTAGAGGATTTAAACGGTGCTACTTCTAAAATAGATGCAAGCCCAGCAGTTAAGTTCCAAAAGGCAATGCAAGACTTACAAACGGCTCTCAAACCTGTTCTTGGAGTTATAGCTGATGTTGTTGCTAAAATCGCAGATTGGATTTCTAACAATCCAAAATTAGCGGCTACCTTGGCAGCTATAGCGGTAGCTATAGGTGTAATTTCAGGAGCGTTTATGGCTTTAGCGCCAATAGTTGTTGTCATATCGACCATAGGGGCAGCAATGATGGGATGGATAGCAGCAATCGCTTTGATTGTAGCCGCTGTGGTTGCTTTAGGTGTAGTTATTTATAAAAATTGGGATTCTATCACGAAATGGACCATTGATACTTGGAATGCAATTGGAGATTTCTTAGTAGGAATATGGAAAGGTATAGCACAATGGGCGAGTGATACATGGAATAGTATTAGTGAATCCACGTCATCCATATGGAATTCAATTAAAGAATATTTAATAGAGCTATGGAATGGAATCAGGGATTTATTAACTGGAACATGGAATACGATGGTTGAAAATACTACAGAAATATGGAGCTCAATTGTCGAATACTTAACCGGAGTTTGGAATGGTGTAGTTGAGACATTATCAGCAGCTTGGAACAGTATTAAACAAACAACTTCTGAAGTGTGGACAGCGATTAGTGAGTTTTTCATTAGCACCTGGAATGGACTAGTTGCTTTTATAACTCCTGTACTACAAGGAATTGCTGATTTCTTTTCTATGATTTGGAATGGAATTTCAACAGTTATTCAAACTGTATGGAATTTCATTACTCAATATTTACAAGCAATTTGGACAGCAATTCTATACCTTGCTACTCCAATATTTGAAAGTATCAAGAATTATATTTCTGAATGTTGGAATACGATTAGCTCTACTACAAGTTTTGTATGGGAAACGATTAAGAATTTCTTAGTTTCCTGTTGGAATGGGCTTGTAGCATTTGTTGTGCCGATTTTTGAACAAATTAAGTCTTGGATCATTGTGGTGTGGAATACAATCAGTACAACAACAGTGAATGTATGGAATGCAATTAAGAGTTTCTTGCAATCATGCTGGAACGGACTAGTTGCTTTTGTGGTACCAATTTTTAATTCAATAAAAGAATGGATTATAAATACATGGAAAACGATTAGTTCTACTACAAGTGCAGTATGGAGCGCTGTAACAAACTACTTATCGAGTTTATGGAACTCAATGGTTTCAACAGCAAGGGCTATTTTTAATAACATCAAAGAGGCTATTTCAACAGTGTGGAATATGATTAGTAGTGCAAGCGTCAGCGTATGGAATGGCATTAAATCTACTCTTGCGAGTATTTGGGATGGGATTAGATATACAGCAGCATCAATATGGAGTGGATTGACAGATGCAATTATGACACCTGTAAATTGGGTGACAAGGGCTGTTGTTGGTGCGTTCGAAGGTATGCAATCAGCTATACTGGCTGTGTGGAGTGGAATTAAAAGTGGTATAAAAGCAGCTATCAACGGACTTATTTATATGATAAATAAATTCATTTATGCATTTAATACACCAGCACAATTATTAAATAGAATTCCTGGTGTGAGCGCTCCTACGATTCCATATGTGCCGATGCTTGCTAAGGGTGGAAAGCCTGTAGGTGATGGTTCATTTATTACCGGAGAAGCCGGACCAGAATTATTTACTAAGAAAGGTAATTCCATTACGGTTACACCTTTATCATCAAAAGAAAAATCGCTTGGTATAACAGGAACAATGAATCAATTGATGGGGGATATGAGTCGTATGATGGCTAGTTCTATGAGTCAGTTGTCAGGACTAAAAACTGTTATGAGTGGTGTATATGGAAATATGTCAAATAGTAGACAAGCTATGACCAGCGGCGTTGCAAATCAAGTATTCAATTACTCTCCTGGATTATCTGGTGATAATAGGGTAAGTCCAATACAGGGCGGCGAATTAGTAGTAGAAGTTCCTGTTGTTTTAGATGGGCGAGATGTGGCACGCGGTACGTATCGCTATACAACCGAATATCAAGAAAGAGAAGCAAAAAGAAACGCAGACTTTTAGGTTTGGGTTTCTTTTATTTTATTAAAAAATGAGGTGTCAACATGAGTTCTTTTACATTTAATAACGAACGAAAAGACTTTATTCAAATTGCAAAAGGATGGAAAAGACCGGCTTGGGCGCCGTTAAAAAGGAATTTTTTAAGTGTTCCTGGATATCCAGGTGCAAGATTATTAAACACACAAACAGAAATGCGTGTTTTATCTATTCCTGTAGGAATTATCGTTCCTGATGGATCGGATTTAGAAATCATAAAAGAAGAAATTGCAGATTGGTTAATTACAGAGCAACCGGCAGAGCTTACATTCGATGTAGAACCATATAGAACATATTTAGCTGTTGTGGATGATAGCTTTGATCCAGATGAATTTGTAACACTTGGAATCGGCACAATAAAATTTGTTTGTCCAATTCCTTATAAGCTAGGAAAAGTGAAAACTCACACATTCACTCAAAGTTGGTCCACTGAAATTACCTCTGAGTTCACGAATAAAGGAAGTGTAGAAGCTCCGGCATTAATTGAAATGACTGTAAAAGAACCAAGCACATTTTTAGATGTATGGTTTGGTAAATATCCTTTAGAACGAAACTATTTCCGTATTGGTTATCCTCTTACTGTGGAGGAAACGACGGTACAAGAACGTGAGCGTGTGTTATGGGATGAAATGGCTTCGCCTATAGGTTGGACTCCTGTTACTGGACAAGTTGAGGAAATGAAAGGGACAGGTAGTTTCAAGGTTAAAGATGGACATGCTCTTTATTGTGAAAAATATGGAGAAGAAGGAACTAGTGGTTTTTATGGAGCTATCGCTAAGAAAAACATCCCTGGTGGACCGTTACAAGATTTTGAAATGGAGACATGGATTACTTTGCAATCCAAAAGTATAGCCGAGATGGGTCGCGTTGAAGTCCTTCTTTTAGATGAAGCAAGTAATGTAGTGGCTCGTATCAATATGAACGATCTATACGATAATGCAGAAATTACAAAAGCATATATGAGAATTGGGAATAATGGAACGCCTAATAGTATTAAGAAATTAGTCGATACCAGCGGCGGTTATTCCACTACATTCAATCAGTTCCGAGGGCGCTTACGTATCGCTAGAAGGGGCAAGCAATGGTCTGTGTATGTAGCTAAATTTATCGATGGTACATACACAGACGGGGCATCTCTTGTGGAACAATTTAATGATGTTGACAATAGTAATCCAATGACAACTCGGAAAATCGCACAAGTAATGATTGCAGTGTGCAAATGGGATAATCATCCTGCTATAGATAATATGTGCATAACAGATTTAAAAATATGGAAAGTAAACAAAGTTCCATCTAATACAAAACCGTATATTTTCGATACAGGGGATAAAGTGATTATTGATACTGAAAGAAGTCTTGTTACGATTAACGGAAAAAACGCTATCAATATTAAAGATGTATTTAGTGAGTTTCCTAAGATCATCCGTGGAGATAATCGTATTGATATTATGCCACCAGATGTTACAGCTACAGTCAGTTATAGGGAGAGATACAGATGAGAACGCCAAGTGGTGAATTGCATGTTGTTGATTTTAAAACAGAACAAATTGTAGCATCTATTCAACCCACAGATTATTGGGATGATAAACGACATTGGGAAATCAAAAATAACATTGATACATTAGAGTTTCGAGTATTTGATAATACAAGGCATTCATCCACACTTATGCAGCAAAACTTAGTATTAAAAGAAGTGCGCGATGGTCGTATCGTTCCTTATGTAATTACTGAAATTGAAAAGAATTCTGATGATAGATCAGTAATTGCTTATGCATCTGGTGAATGGATTCAACTTGCTAAAGCTGGAATTATCCCTCCACAAAAATTAGAAGGTAAGACCTTAATAGAAATGATGGATATAGCTCTTGCAGGTACGAAGTGGAAAAAAGGAAATTTAGAATATGCTAGTTTCCGTTCCGTGACTATTGATGAATTCATTGATCCATTAAGTTTTCTAAAAAAGATAGCATCATTATTCGAACTAGAAATACAATACCGCGCTGAAGTTGTAGGCTCTCAAATTGTTGGGCGTTATGTAGATATGGTAAAGAAGCGTGGTAGAGAAACAGGAAAAGAAATAACCCTTGGTAAAGATTTGATGGGGATTAAAAGGATTGAAAACTCTCAAAACATCTGTACAGCTTTACTAGGTTTCGTGAAAAAAGAAGGCGAAGAGTTTGTTACTATTACAGAAATAAATGGTGGTGTCCCTTATCTTGTGGACAGCGATGCATTTCAAAGGTGGAATGAGAAAGGGCAACATAAATTTGGATTCTATAGTCCCGAGACAGAAAACGAAGACATGGATCCAAAACGTTTAATGACTCTTATGAAGACGGAGTTGCAAAAGCGTGTAAATACATCCGTCGCTTATGAAGTTGAAGCACAATCAATTGGTCGTGTTTTTGGATTAGCTCATGAGTTAATTAATGAGGGCGATACGATTCGAATTAAAGATACTGGATTTACACCTAAACTTTATCTAGAAGCAAGAGCAATCGCTGGTGATGAATCATTTAAAAATCCGCTACAAGATAAATATGTATTTGGTGACTATCGTGAAATTATTGATCCTAATGAAGAATTAAGAAAGTTATACAATAAAATTCTTGGGTCATTAGGTAGTAAAGCAAGTAAAGAAACCCTTGAACAACTCGAAAAATTAGCGAATGAAGCTAAAGAAACGGCTAACAATTCTAAACAGACTGCTGACGATGCGTCCGCAGCAGCGCAAATAGCAAAGGATATCGCAGATGCTGTTTCAATAAAACAAAAAGATTTCCAAACGAAAATTATAAAAAGCACAACACCACCACCTAATCCTATCAAGGATTTGACATTATGGTTAGACATAAGTAACCCAGAAAAACCGATTCTTTATCTGTGGAATGGAACGAAGTGGGATAGATTAACTCCTGACACTTCTATCATAGATGCTGATATAAAAGGTATTGAGGATGAGATTAAGAAACTCCAAACTGAAGTTGGTTCTAAAGTTAATCAGCAATGGGTTAAGGAACAAATTCAAACTGACATCCAAAATAAGGCTGATATCAAAGATGTTTACAAGAAAACTGAAATTGATAAAGCTTTAGAGGGGCATGTTAAAGTACAGTCGTATGAGGTTGATAAAAAGGCATTGCAGGAAGGTATAGCAAATAATGCAAATATAATTACTGCAAATGACAAGAACTATATCAAACGTTTTACTGAAAATGAATCTAAGATTACTCAAACAGAAAAAGATATCAAAACACAAATTGAAGAATTGAGTGTTACGAATAAAAAAGTTAATTCGCAAGGGAATACAATTGATGAAGTTCAAAAGAAAACAAATGAAATTGTTCAAGATGCTAATGGGACAAAGCAAACGATTACTGAAATACAAACTACAATGGAAAATCAATTAGCTACATCGCGAAACTTACTAGATAACTCAGATTTTGAAGCTGATTTAGAAGGCTGGAAGCTCATGGGTGGAGCCAATGTTAAAGTTACTGTTGGCACATTTGCTGAGGTAAATAATTCTGAGATGCCTGGTTTTAATAAATATGTGAAGATTGAAAGAATAGGTGAAACAGGTGACATATGGATTTATAAAGATTTACAAATGCCACTTGGAGATGGAATTATTTCTATGTGGGCAAGGTCTCAAACCAATGATTCTAAGAGCGTACCAGCTTTAGGTGTTAAGGATAATGCAGATGGGTTAACTGGTCAGCCTGGTGTTAAATACTTCATAAGTAATGTACCAGGAGAAATGAGAGATGGTAAATGGCATCAGTTCCATTTAAATTGCAAAATTGAGCATGGGAAAGTACGTGTTTATTTTGGGCAACGTCAAGGAACTCCTGTTGGATCGGTTGTTTATATAACAGGTGTAAAACTTGCTCAGGGTAATATGAAAGACAATTGGTCTAAATCGCCTGGAGACATCACAACCAATACAGAATTCAAAAAGAAGACTGCTGAAATTATTACTAGTGTTGATAAGGTTAGTTCAACTCTAACAGAGACAAATAAACAAGTAGTAGCAGTTGAAAAGAAAGCTGATACAGCTAATGAACAAATAACTACAACGAATAAGAAGGTTTCTGACGTATCACAAACGGTAGACGGATTAAAAGTCAATGTATCAGATATCTCTAAAATTCAACAAGGGCATACAACTGAAATACAACAACAGAGCTCTAAAATAGAAGCCAATGCGAAAGCTATTCAAACGAAGGTTGATAGTCAATTTGTCGAGGAGTATACAGGTGGATTAGGCAGCACTCAGCTATTAAGGGATGCTGAATTTACTGATGGATTCAAGTATTGGTATAAATCTAATAACGCAAATTTCACTGCTGAAGTAGATGCAACTAATCTATATAACGGTAGTCCATCAATGCGTTTACAAGGGGTTAATCAGACGGCAAACGTTAGTACAAATGTGACATCAACCACTAAGATACCTGTTACGCCAGGAGAAAAAATTACGGCTTCTGTAGCGCTCTTTACAAAAAAGTTAAGTGAACATATCAATCCTTATCTAACGTGTGCTGTTGTTTGTTGGGATAGTAATAATCAACAACTAACAGCGATGGGGTGGAATACTAAGGTAGCAGATAATACTTGGACGAAAACATCCCATACAGTAACAGTTCCAGACACCGCTGTAAGAATGGAATTACGTGTATACGTAACGAGAAACGGAGAATTGTGGTTCTCTAAGCCGATGTTACAACGTGGAGAGGTAGCTAGTTATTTCACATTACACCCTAAAGACTACACTGACTATGACAAGTTAGTTGATGATATAGCGAGTCGTGTTTTAACTGAGGATTACGATAAGAAAATGACACAAATGAATACTCAGTTTACCCAGACTTCTAAAGCGCTAGAATTAAAAGCAGAAGCGAGAAATGTTTATACAAAAGATGAAGTCGATAATAGAAGTGATGCAATAGTAGAAACTATGAATGCTCAATTTAATGTTCAGGCTTTTGAAATAAATTCGAGGGTGACCAAAGGAAGTATTATTTCATCTATCAATCAAACAGCAGAAACTATTAAAATTCAAGCAGGTAAAATAGAGTTAGATGGAACAACTATAGCAAAGTATCTAGAAGCGCAGGAGCTTAAGGGGACTACAATACGAACAGATAATGGTGTTAATTACGTTCACATTCAAAAGCAATTCATCCGTTTAATGGAGTCAAATATAAGCAGGGTTTACCTTGGATACTATAAAGATCGTACAAGCCAAATTCAACCAACAGTTGTATTAGGGGGAGATTCTAATTTTCAAGACGGTTCTTTTGTCTTAAGTAAACAGCCAACGCAAGGATTCATAGGAGTAATAAACGGAAAAGATTCTAATGGAGAACCTTATTTTGTAAGCTCAGCTGTATTCAAAAGATCAGGTGAGTTGAATCTTAACGCAGGAATGAATGGTAATGTAACTGTTAAAGCTGGTATAGGTATAAATCATTATGCGCAAGGTGGCTCGTATTGGGTAGAAGCTACTGGTGGTATCGGATTAAAAGGTGGAGATAAAAACGTGTTGATAGACAGTCGAACAGCTATTGTTTTCAGCTTAAAAGATAAGAATATGCTTGATCTAGTTGACTACAATGGAGATACGGATTTACGGTTCCAAACATTAACACTTAGAAATGGAGCATCTAGCTATGCGGGTAAATTACAGGTTAAATCCGGTGCAGGTACTTCTTTTTCGCCTGTAGTGGCAAGCAATTTTGAAACATCATCGCAACGTAAGTATAAAACAAACATTCGAGATGTACAGTTTAGCGCTTTAGAAAAAATTATGGCGTTAAATATTCAACAATACAATTTGAAAACGGATATGGAACAACTATATGAAATGCGAATGAATCGTCAAGATAACGATCCGGTACTTACGACTAATGATATTCAAACTCGATACGGTTGGATTGCAGATGATGAAAGTAATCCGGAATGTTTTGTTACAAAAGAAAAGAATGCAGCTGAAATATATTCTTCAATAGCACTTCAAATAAAAGCATTCCAAGAAGAAAAACTTACTAAAGATGCTGAGATTGAAGAGTTAAAAGAAGAGAATAAACAAATGAACCGTAGAATTGAAGTGTTAGAACAATTGTTAGTTCAAAATTTAATTGATAAGAAACCAAAGCAGCTATAAGCTGTTTTTTATTTTGCACAAAATACGGCTTTGAGTAAAAATTCAATTCATAGATCAAGAGGAGCGATTTCGCTTCTCTTTTTATTTTGAGATGGGGTGATTGAAGTGGAAGGATTACAAGAAGTAAGAAGCGATGTTCAAGAAATAAGGCAAGATATAAAGGATATTCGTTTAGAAATTAAAAGTTTAGAGATGCGAACGACAGGTAACGAAAAAGACATTATCAATATCAACAAACAGTTAGATAAAATTAGTGCAAATACAACTTGGATTTTACGACTTATTGTCGGTGGTCTTATTGGCGCAGCACTAACCTTCTTATTGAAAGGAGGTGGCATGTAATGATTGAAATAAGCGTAATAATCGCAGTTGTAGTTGGTCTTTCACAAATCGCAAAAACAATTGGATTACAAACAAAATACGTTCCGTTATTAAATTTAACGCTTGGCATTGTGCTAGGCGTTTTATTTTTGGGTGGAGATATCAAAACGAATGTATTTCAAGGAATCATCATTGGGTTGTCAGCAAGTGGATTATTCGACCACACAAAAATTATAAAAAAGGATGCTGATGTGAAATGAAAAAGACATTAAAACATATTTCTTCTGTAGTCTTTGCTGTTATTTTAGTTTTATCCGTTGCAACAAGCGCTTTTGCTGATAGAACACTTATTATTCCTGATTTATCCAAACAACCATATCGTAATGGTGTTGGCGCTTATGAGGGCGTTGTAGCTCATAGTACAGCGACTCCTGAAGCTCCAGCTATTAATATCCAAAAGTATGAGTCTCGTACATGGCGTTCAGCGTTCGTACATTATGCAGTTGATTGGGATGAAACAATTCAAATTGCTGATACAAAATACATTGCTTATGGCGCTGGACCAGGAGCAAATAAACGATTTGTACATGTAGAGTTATGCGAAACAGCAGACTATACAAAATTCAAACGTTCATATGAAAAATACGTAAGGCTTTTAGCGAATATCTTAAAAAATAACAAACTATCTGTAGAAAAAGGACTATGGACTCACTACGATGTAACAAAATATCTCGGTGGCACAGATCATGAAGATCCACTTGATTACTTAAAATCTCACGGTGTGTCAGAAGCTCAATTCCGTTCTGATGTACAACGTGCGTATAACAATTCTAGTGTGGAAGTTTCTGTTCCCGAGAAGCCATCTAAACCAGCTGAGATTCCAACAGCTGTAACAGACGGTATCGCTTATATTGAAGGTTACAACGTTAACTTACGTAAAGGACCAGATACAAGTTATTCTAAAATTCGTCAATTAAACAAACCAGAATCTTATGTAGTATGGTCTGAAAAGGATGGTTGGTTAAACCTTGGCGGTGAACAGTGGATTAAAAATGATCCGTCTTATGTTAAATTTAGCAAAAAAAGTACAGTGGATTCTTCTATCGTAGGGAAACATGTTGTTTCTAAAGTGGACAACCTACGTTTCTATGATGCTCCATCTTGGCAGGATAAAGATGTTGCTGGCACTGTAGATGCAGGATTAGGATTTACTATTGATGCAAAAGTAAGTGTTAATGGTTCACCACAATATAAAGTACACAATAGCAAAGGGAAAACATACTATGTAACAGCAAATGAAGCTTATGTGTATGTGAAGTGAGAAGAAAAAAAGATGCTCTATTTAGAGCATCTTTTTTAATAGTTTACAGGATCAAATAAGCCTTTTTTATATGTTCTATAAATCATAGTTACAACTTCAGCTCTTGTAGCAACGTCTTGTGGACGAGAACCATCAAAAATTCCATTTCCAGCTGCCCAATTAGTTGTTGTACCGAAACCAGGCCATGATTTATTAGTGTAAGCTATGTATCTAAAGCTATAAAGGAATGAACCCATTTCTTCACGAGTTACCCAGTTAGTTGGACGTCCATCTTCAGCAATTCGCAGTTGTTTTGCAAAGCTACGGGCATCATTATAGTTATAACCATTAGCACCAGTATACAATCTTTCCATAATTAGCCATGCATCTTGTCGAGTGGCTGGGCTATCACGTAAATCGGTATTTATGATACCTTTATTAAATGCCCAATTCATTTGTGTATCCGCCCAATGTGCTGATGCTGCTTGAGGCGAAATTGTTGCGAAACCAGCAGCTAACGTTATAGTCGTTGCAGCAACAACTATAAATTTTTTAATTTTCTTTAACATCTTTTCCATTCCTTCCCTTATATGTATATGTTTGCGACAAATGTTATATTAATATATCCATCTTTAAAAGTAAATAGATTTATTTAAAGTTATAATATTCTTTTAGTAATAATTTGTGAAGTTAACAACAAAATGGAATTATATATGTGTGAATTTTTTATTTGAATCAACATTAGATACGTAATTAAATGGTATGAAAGGTTGGTGGTATGAAGTTAAGTTAAAATAGCTAATTAAGCCTATGTGTATGTGAGATGGTTTTTACAAAAGAATAGTTTGATTAATAAAAAAGGAGCTGTCATTTGATAGCTCTTTTTTGTTGTTAAAATTTACTTTTAGATAATGCTTTTAATATAGGTTTAAAGATTTTACTCAATATACGAAAAGTATTAAAAATCGATCTAACTATTTTCATATTAGTGATATCATCCTTTTTATATTATTCGAACTTGTATATAGAGTTAGTTGCGTTGAACGCCTAATTTTGTTTCAACTTCAACTAAATTAGCTGTAGCATTGATGAGTTTCTTATCAGCCAGTTGAATAGACTTTTTAGCTTCTTCCATTCTATCATTCATTGGGGCTACGCCCTTAATCCCTTGGTTTACAGCTCTTCCAGCATTACTTCTATAATTTACTGCAAGTCCAAATTCCACTCTAAATTTCTCGATTTTTTCTTTTAAAACGGAATCATTTAACTTTTCAGCAGGTTTAAAAGCTGAGTTTTTATTAGATAGTTCATCGTATTTGTTCATAACTAATTCCATTTTATCTTTTAGCGTATTTTTATCTATTGATGCAGGATCTTGGCTTGCTTTATCCCAAATAGGTTTCCACTCTTGATTCCAGATATCATCATATTCTTTTATCATAGCATCTATTTCAGGTTTAATTTCTTTTTCATAAGTAACTTTATCCGAATTCGTATTGACTTTTTCTTGTTTTTTAGGTTCATTAGTATTAGCTTTGGTTGTTTCTTTTACAGTCTCCTTTGGTTTTTCTTTTGATTTTGGGTCATCATTAGCTATATCGATAATCATTATGACAACAAGTATTGCGAAAATCGCGATAATACCTAGACAACCGAATTTGAAAAATTTCTTCATAAATTGCTCCTCCTAGTAAATGTTAATAACTTTATCATTATATCAAACTCCAAAGATTTATGTATTATGAATACACCTAAATAAAAACAGCCACATTACGTAACATAAAACAGCCACGAAACAGCCACAAATTAATAACAAGTAGTGATATCGCAGAAAAACGTTATCAGATAAACGTGCATTTCATGTGATGTATGAAATGAAATGAAACTATATAATAGGAAGGTATATTTTTAGAACGCAAGTTCACCAATGGGAACGCGATCAATATATGTCTCTATACTAAGAGAGAGAAATGCCTTGATACTACGGTATCAGGGCTTTTTTTATTTGTGGGCAAATGGTTTGTGAAATGAACTGGATGGCTGCCCGCAAAACGCCCGAAAAAAGTCATGTGGACTATTTAAAATGCGTGCTATCTATGAATGAAAATGTGAAAGTTGAAGTATGGTGTGGGTGTAATTAATTCGATAATTAAGTATTGAAAAATATAGTACCTTGCAATAAACAATACCAAGTGGTATATTATGGATATAATAAGTACCGTGTATTGAACAGTACTGAAGTGAGAAAGGGGGATTGACCTTGAATGTTCAGTTTAAAAAAGGTGTGTTAGAGCTGTGTGTGTTGGCACTTGTGAAGCGTAAGGATTGTTACGGTTATGAACTTGTTCAGCAAATCTCAAATAAATTTTTAATATCGGAAGGGTCAGTGTATCCTTTATTACGTCGTTTAACGAAGGAAGAATATTTTCAAACGTATTTGAAAGAATCTACGGAGGGACCACCTCGTAAATATTATCAACTAACGGAGCAAGGGGAAACGCAACTGAATTTGTTAGTAACAGAGTGGCGTGATTTTGCAAAAGGCGTACAAGAAATTATTGAAGGGGTGGAATGGGATG